AGGTTCTACATTTAATTGTGTAATTAACATTTTTTCTTGCTCTTCTAGATTTTGTAAATTATTAGAAACTTCTCTTGCTGATATTTTTAACTCCATAGGTTGAGATGCAGGTGCTTGTTGCACGTTTGCTCCCATAACTCCTTGTCTCATTTCTTCTTCCATTATACTCTCCTATTTAAATCTTTGGTCAAATGTGTTAGTTGATTTATTATAATTACCACTTGTGCTTCTAAATCCATAACCTTCGTTTTCTCTACCTGGTACAAAATCTCTTCTGCTATCTAAATCTTTTCCATTAGCACTTTTTGTTTCTCCTGGTAAGGCTCTTCTGTTATCAGAATCTAAATAATCTTTTTGAGATTTACTTAAACTATTATTACCTCCATCATTATCTTCTTTAATAGAATTATTAAATTCTTCCTCTGCTACATCTTTTGCAGTTTCTAATAATCTAGGTGCTTGTGTATCTCTAGGATTACTATTAACTCTATTTTGTAAATTTGTTATTGTTGCTAGTGTATTAGATAATCTAAAATGTCCTGTAGTAATGTTATCTGTAAACCTTTTATTTACTGTGCTTACAACTTCTCCTGTTTTAGAATCTTTTAAATCTATATTAGTAATTTCACCAAACGTATCTCCAGGTTCTGAAGTTGTACCACTCATTAAACCACCTCCTGTACTCTCTGTATCAGTTGCATCTGCTGCTGTAGATTCTGGGTCAACTGTTACAGGTTCAGGAGTAGTTGCTGTTGAATCTAATCCTAAAGCTGCATCTAATTCAGCTAATAGTTTATTTTTTTCTTCTGCGTTTAATGCATCTACTGCTTCAGCTTCTTTTGCAGATATTACTTCTTTTCTTTCAGGAAATAATTGTTTACCAAAATAACTTAACGCTATAGGGCCTACAATCATGTTTTGCCCATTAGGTGCTTTTTCAATAGCTGTACCTGCTGCATTTAATTTTTGTGTACTAGCCATATTTCCTGCTAAAGATTCTTTTGTTTGTAATTGTCCGTAACTTCTTTTACCTACTGCGTCTGATATATTTAATTTTTGAGTTCCGTCTGGATTTGTAGTAATTGTAATACCATCTGCCTCTGCTAATTTTTTTAATTTTTCATCCGCTATATTTTTTTGATAGGCATCAATCGCATTACCAACGATAGGAACAAACTTTAACCAAGGTATACTATTGTTTATGTCTATACTAATATCCCCTTTAGTAGAGGATGATATACCTTCTTTTTGTAATGCCTTTGTTGCTATATCTAAACCTTGAGCAGTATCACCCATATTTCTTCTCGGGTCTATTTTAATTGGGTCATCTCTATCACCTCTGTCTTGTTCAATGGGTTGGCACACTCCGTCTATTAATTTAAATCCTGGTGGACATGGGTCAAACTTTGGTTCATCAGGTTGTACTGGTGTTGTGTCTACAGGTTGTGCTTTTGGAAAACCTCTATCTTCAACTATGCCCTCACCTACATCTGGAAACTGTTGTTGGTCAAATTGTGGTAACATACCTTTTTCAATTTGTTTTAATTGTCTTTGATAACTATCTCCGTATTGTATTACAGAATCAGGCCCTATATATTTTTTACCTGTGATAGACATAATACCATCTGTTGTTGAGTTATATGCTTCTTGAGTTGTATCAGATACAGGCTTAACTTTATTCCTGAAAGGAAACATTATCCCTTCAGCTTCTTGTTTTAATACATCAGATAGTTTATCTATAGCCATTTATTTATTGTTCAGTTGGTCCTTGAGGTTGAGTATTTGGTGCAGTAAAGCCGCTTTCCCCTGGAGTTTGTGGAGTTCCGATTCCGATATTGCCACCTCCAGACCCTTGTGTGTCAGTGACAGTTGCTCCTGCAGGTACTCCTCCAGTAGCTCCCATGCCGCCTTGTTGTTGGTTATCGCCTTGAGCTTGTTGATTTGCATTCATTTCTCCTATCATCTTTGCAAAGATTGCAGCTTTCTCAGGGTCATTAACTAACTGGTCAGGGTCAATATCCATTGACTTTGCAATCTCTCTAATAATACTGTGCCATTTTACAAAAGGTGCTAAGAACTGATTTGATGCAACTTGCATAAATGTCATCAATCTTTGTGACCTAACTTCTTTTTGCATTAGAGAACTTGTGCCTTGTGCCTTAACATCTAAGTCACCTTGTATATCAGGAACATCTTTATTAAATTGCATGTTCCATTGAAATAATGTTTCTCCTAATGGTCTTAATAAATAATCATCTACATTCTTTACAACTGTTTTAATATTTAATGCGGCAGCACCCATAAGCATTGACATACCTGATGCTGTTCTAGTTGTTGACATAACTCCAGTTGTGCCATGTGAATACGAAGGTATGCCTGTAGATTCATCTGCTAGTTGTCTGAACTTATCAAATATCTGCATATTTTCAGGTGCAGTATTAGGAAATCTTAAACCATGTAAGGCTTGTCCTGTTTGTCCGCTTTGTCTTCTAAATATCTTACCAGGAAATATTGTCATGTCTTGACCTGGTACTAACATAGTTTCATCTACGTCAAAAACTAAATTACCTGCTAGTGCTAAATTATCAATAGCCATTCTTGCATGACCATTCATAATTGTTTGTGAATCATCCATGTTCTCTGGAATACCTACACCAAAAAACTGATATGGATTTATTTCATAAGGGCACACCATAAAAGGATTTCTTGCAGGTGTAAATGGATTTAAAACTAATCTTAATATTTGTCCGTTAGATATCCAAGCATTAATTTGTACTTCATCTAACTCATCTGAAATATCATCAGGCATTTCTATACCTGCTTCTTCTACTAGATACTTATCCATAGTACCCCAGTATTCTAATACTTCAAATCTATTTCTATTATACTCTTCTTGATTTTCTCTATCAAACAATGCAGTTTCATAACTTCTTGTTTCATAGTTAGGACCACCTGCTAACACATCTTGTATAGCAGACTTTCTAAAGAAAGGTCTGTTCATTAAATCTCTTAACTGACCTCTGTTGTAGATATGTCTTTGAATTACATAATCTGCATCTTCTATATTAATAGCATCAGGGTCAGGATATAAATCCCAACAACTAACTGCTTCTACTCTTGGAACTAATTTTGTACTAGGAGTATACTCTCTTTCACCTGCATCATTTAATGACCACTTGTGAATAGATTGTTCGTAATTAAATGGACCTTTTAAAACACCTGTTCCAAGTAAACACATTTCAAATAAAACATGTCGTAATACAGATATTGCATGAGTTTCTTCTAACTGGTCATGAATTAGCTTTTGCATATTTCGTGCAGCTTCTTCAGCAGGTTCTATCTGTGGCATAGTTTTTAAATCAGGTGCAGCACCTTTTTCAAAACCTGCGTTAGCATATTTTTCTGCTAAACCATTTAGAATACTATCAGCAGTAGCACCTGGTTCCATTTCTCTACCATCACCTTCAAAACCATAAATATCCTCCATGCGAGGATTCTTCATGTTATCAGGTTTTATATGTGCATATTTTTCTACTCCTGTTGGGTCAGTTGTAGGTAATACACTTATGGGAAACTTCCCTTGAGAGAATAGAACCTCTATTAATTGTCCGTATGCAGCAAGAACTTTTGTCTTTGTTACTTTAACAAAAACTTTAGACTTCTCAGAATCACGAAAAGCCATATCAGAACTATAGATACCCCTATAGTTTCTGTATGCTCTTAACCATCTCTTTTCGTCATAAAGACGTGCTTGTTCAGATTCCTTTAGTCTAGATTCAATAAGATAACCTAAATTACTATAGGATTCATCTTTCTCCTCCGATAAAGAATTAACTTCATCAGATTCAGATGTCAAGCCACTCGTATTAGAATGTGGCATATATAGCTCTCTTAGTAATCTCTTTCGTCTGCTAAGGTAAAGACTTTAGTGTCTACCATATTTTTATTTTCTTTAGGGAACTCTTTGTTTACTCCACCCTCTGCATAATCTGCAGGAAGTGCAGCACCACCTTTAACAACATTGGTTTTTGCGTCACCTTGCTTTTTGGTTTCATCACCATACATGTTTTCAGGAAGTTCACCTTGTTTGTATTTATACATTATTGCCATGTTTGTCTCCTATGTGTTTTTGTAAATAGGGAAGTAACCAAGGGTTATCCACTATTACGGTTGTTAGTCCATTTGCAAGAATGTTGCAAATTTTTTCTTCTTCTTTCTCATCTAGTTCTATGCCCCACTGATATATTATTGCATGTAATATTTCATGAATAAAAGTGTTGCCATGAGAAACAGAATCTTCTGCGGAGGATAAAGCTATCACTCCTTCACTTGTTAAAAACTGTCCATGCAATTCATTTACTTTTGCCATGACAGAATCTAAAACTTTTATATCGTAGTTTCTATATCCTACTTTTATATTTTTTTTCATTAATAACCAAATACTTTATCTGCTACCATATCTTTTGTTTGTCCGACACCAAAGTCGTGAAACTTTTGAGATACTGGATGAACAGGTCTACTCATACATCCATATCGAAGTGCATCATAAGCATGGTCTTCTGCATGTGTATCTACATCTTCAGGATTATTTTTATCTGTAGGTAACATAGGCAGTGTTCTAATTAAGTTAACACAATTATCAAAAACAAATAATGTAGGATATCCTGTATCTTCGTTTAGTTTTAATCTTTTATGTATTTCTAATTTACCTGCTATTCTACTTCTAGGACTTCTATCTGATGGTCTCCATCTACATCCTTCTTGTATCATAGTCTCTGCAATACTTGGTCCTATATCTCCACGTCTAGCCCATGTAGAAGAATCGAGAACTCCGTAACGAATATACTCACCGTCTTCTAGTTCCATTACTTTTTGTGCAAATAAGTCTGCTGTTAATTTTTTTGTATAGAGTTCTCTATAAATAAAAATATTATTATCAAAATCTATAGCGAACCATAAACAACAAGCAGGTGAACTATATCCCCAGTCTGCAGCTCTAAACTTCATCCAGTTCCTAGGTATATCAAAAGATTTTACTACATGTAATTCTTTATTAAATTCTGGAAAAGATGAATCTTCAAATGCCTCCCAGTTGCCATCTAGAAATTGTTTTCTTTGTACTTCTGGTAGAGAGGCTAACATTGCATAATAATCATCTGTTTGCATCAAATAGGGATTATCTTGCAACTTTGCAGGAATAAATCTTCTTGATATTTTTTTTATACCAGTTGGTGTTTTAATGTCAATATCAAATTTAGTGTTTGGTGTAGAGGGGTCAACAAACATTTCTTTTACCCATTGTGAACCAACATTACCTGGATTACCTGTTGCTCTCATAAACACTGGTATTTCAGGGTCTACACTTCTAAGTGATGAACGTAGAAAGTTATAGATATCTTGTGTTGGATATTGTGGTAATTCATCAATACCAATCCATGTATAAGATTGTCCTTGATATCTTAGAACGTCTGTTAAATTTTCTGCATATCCAAATTCTATTCTAGCACCTGAAGGGAACTTCCATTCTTTTTCTTGCTCTCTCCATTTAGCACCGGGATATGCTTTTGAATATAATTGTTGTGAATGATTTATTAAATCTCTTAACTCAGGCATTGTGCGTCTAATTAATAATGCTCTGTGTTTTTGTTTATCACAATATCTAAGTGGGTCAACAAGCATGGCATAAGATTTACCACCACCTCTTGCACCACCATAAAAAACTTCTCTTTCTGATGCTGCTAAAAATTCTGTTTGAGGTCCTTCGTTTGGTTCGAAGATAACTTCTTTTTCTTTTATAGCATTTCTAATACTTGGTGTTGTATCTTCTATCTTATCTTCTTCAATAAGATTCTTTTCACCAGTAAAAACTTTATCTATTTCTTTTAAACTATTTTTAGTAGCCCAATAATTTTTTTGTGCTTTTACTAATTCTTTTTTCTTATCTGCTAATTTTTCTTGTGCAGATTTTTTTGCTTTCTTTTCTTTTACTGTAAGATTCTTTGTTAAGTCTGCTACTCTTCTTCTTCCAGTATTTTTAGGTTTAGGTTCGTCTACCACCCTTTATTTATTTTCCTTTTTAATACTTCTCTCAATCCCATTCCAGTAATCTTTCTACCTGAATGATGTGATAACCACTCTGCAGTTTCTCTATAACTACAATGATTCTCAATAAACTTTTTTGCTTTTGTTAATAATTCCATTTCTTCAGGAACTTCTATTAATAGTTTATCGTTTTCTTCTGCTACCTCGTAACCAAAAGGAATAAGTCTAGATACTCTTCGTCTAGTTATTCTTAGGGGGGAGGATGAAGATTCCGTGTGCGACTTTTGCATTGACATCTATCTTTTCCTTTTTAACTAATCCTATTCTATCTAAAACTTGTTTTGCAGCTTCTAATCTTACATTAGCACCAGGAGTTGTACTCTCTTCCATGCTCATTGTATTTATAACTTGCATACTAGCTTTTGGTGCAAACGCTGCTAATACTTGTTCTGCTCTATCTATTATTTCTTCTTTTAATGCTTTTAATGGAACAGTATAATGAGAATATCCTGCAATCTCTCCTGCAATCTTTGGGTCGCCATTTGCTTCACCAAACAAAGCATCTAAAAAATCTTTTTGTTTATCTGTTAAATCTACAGATTTATTATCACTAGGAACTAACATTTCTTACCTTTTGTAAATGTCTTTCTGTTCTTTCTTTTAACCAGTCAGGTGATTTTCTAATTCCAACTTGTTCTTCTATCTGTCTTTCTTTCATACCATTTCTAGCAGATTCTATCATTTGGTCTCTGCCTTTGTGTTCTACTCTTTCAATAAAAGCTAACATAGGTGCAGTAATAATTTGTTGTATATTTTTATCTTTTAATAAATTGTCTCTTTCTTCAAAAGATAATATTTCATCCCACACTTTTCCTGTCTTTTTATTTTTAAAAGAATATAATGGCATT